CGACAGCCCTGCGGAATGGGCGCTCCAAAATTAATCGACACTATAACATCGGCCCAATTTTTCCAACCATCTTCCTCTGGCGGGAAAGGCACTGGGCCAAATCGCTCCAAGGATGGCGTCATATAGGATGCCCATTCCTTGAACGTCGGTGTCATGTATGGGTTGACGCTCATTAGGATTCGTACCGTGCATCAGCGGGCTGTACGTGCGCCACGACATTACCCATGAGATAGTAGCCACCAACCGTGTTGCTCTCGAACCTTACGGTGAATACGCGATGGCTTTCCTTGAACTTTACAACCTGCTCAGATGGCGTGCTTGCCGTCGCCGGGAACAGTTTCTGCTGGCCCTGAATGACCGGAGAGCGTGAGTTCACGTACCCATTCACCTGCACGGTCATGTCGCCTTCTTGAATAAAATCAGGCTCGATGACGTACATGGACAGCGCGCGTGACTGAGGCTCCTGCCCCGTCAGCAGAGAGATCGGCCCAGTCTCAAAGTAACTCTGAATGGCATTGATCTGACTGCCGTCGATGGCGTCATATCCAGTCTCGTGCCGCCAAAACTTATAGGACGCAAGGCCGGTATCCGTGACGCGAAAATCTTCACTTTCTGTGATGCGTGAGTCGCTCGCTTCTGTAATGCGGAGGTTGCCTGCCTCCGGAAGCGTTGCCTCCACGCCTGCAAGCAAGGGTGAGCGAAACACCTGAGCATAGATACCAGCGGATCGACCACCTTCAGGCAGAGGGGTGTCGTACCATGTGTTTTCACGATTGTTATAAATAAGGGCGTGATTGCATTCCGTGGATTCACCCTTCGGAAAGCACCACCATATTTCACCAAAGCGCGGAACCTTGAACGCGAAGACCTTGTTGGCGCATTCGTAGTTCAGGTTGTCAAAAAAGAAGTTGATGTTCATGTTGTTCGGCAGGTCCTGAACCACGCCGTTGTAGTACATGAAGCGGTCAAGCCCGCACCAAAAATAAATACCGTCGTATTCAACGATACCGTTAGCCGCCAGCACGGAGATGGACGACGAGATGGTGTCAAAGCGAAACACATCACTGCCGCCGGTATAGGACGCGCGTATCAGGCTATCGAGAGACCAGAACAGACCAGCAGGAGACTGGCCGCCGCCACGCAATGGCAAGCCGCGCACAACCTTGGCCGACGTGATGTTCGCGTTACCAGCATCACCTGACGAAAAATTCGTGGGGTCGTTGACATCGGACCACTGAACGTATCCGTTGTTGCCGAACATGAAAAGATACGGGTGCAGAACGCAAACGCCACCAGAAACGGAAGTTGCTGGAATTGCCGTCAGGGACGACGATCCATAGAGGTTGCCAATGTATGCCGGGTAATTTGTTCCGCTTGAAATGTCCAAAGCGGAATCTGACGAGTGAGCGATAATGACAGCGCCACCACCCGCGCCGTCGAACATGGCATCGAACTGCCACATAAAGTTTACGTTATCAACGAATCCAAAAGGCGTCCTGTCTACAGGAGCAGACGTGTTGCCCGTTGTGTCAATCGTGAACGCCTGAACACCCAAGGCGTGACCAACATGGGTGTACACCAGATTGTTCTGTGCCTGAGTGTGGATGGCGCGAACAATGCCATTGATGTAGTTGTTTATGTTCCTGTATCCGCCAATCTTACGCGGCTTGCCATTCTGAAAACGGACCCATTGCCCGTCAGAATAGAACGACTTGCTGAACCGGGTAGCGTCTCTCTGGATACCCGCTTGGCTGCCGATGGTGATTGGCGTTATGCTCACTTAAGATTTTCGAGCTTATAAATCGTTGTGATGTAAACCTCAGTCACGCCATCAAGCAGGTTGGCGACAGCGCGATTGCCCTTGCAGATTTTCTCATGATTAGCCTCAATCCACTTGGCATCCTCATTGAGACACTCAAGGCAATCACCCTTAGCCGGCGATGACGGAATGTTGCCGATCAGGCCATTGACGCCCTGATACGCCTCTACGAGTTTATCAATCGCTTCGATTACCTCGTCGTAGAACTTACCCAGCGCCTCGTGCTGCGAGAACGACTTGGTTCGCCAATGCGTGAAGTGCGCGAGGTTGCGGGCGTAAAATACGCGGGCAATGAGTTGCTCAATCATTACGCGCCCCAAGGAAGAGCCGGGGTCACGACCGGCGGATTGATCTGGTCAGCGACCTGCTTAGTGACGTTGGCTTCGTAGGCAGCAGTATACTCATCGCCCAGAGCGGCCTTGACCCAGCCAATCACCTGCTCTTGCGTCAGGTTGGCGTAAGGCGTGAACGGAGCATCCGGGTCAAGCGTAACGCCCTGTGCGCCGTAGGCAGAGCCGGTGTAGGTGCCATCAGTGGCAGTCAGCGTCCAGTGAACATTGAAGACCACATCGGTATCACCGTTGCGTTCCGGGTAGGCGTCCATCTGAGCGACGGCCCAAGTGTTGGTGATGGTCATAGCTCCGTCTCCTTAGATGATGCGGTAGGTGAAGGTGAAGAAGAAATCTTGCGCTGCGCCCGTTGTGTTTCCGTAGTAAAGGATTTGCGCTCTGTCGTTGGTAGCGTCAGCACTAATCTGAGCGGCGAGGTTCGTAGACACACCAGCATAGGACACTTGAGCCGTACCAGCGCAGTTTTCTGCCGCCGAGAAATTACTGGCTACTGGGAGTGTCATGTTCAGGCGGGTCAGCCCTGTGCCGGTGACGGCGATAGAAACCCTGCCTGATACGGTAACGACATCACCAACGCGCATGTACTGGCAGGTGTACGCGGTTGAGGCGGGGGTATCTATGTTGGCGACGTTGGTCAGCGTCGGGGTGTACGTGCCTGAGAAAATATTCCCATCGCTCGTCGCAGGAGCGGTGACAGCGGTTCGGCTGGTCTTGATGCCGCCCGTAACGTCGAGAGTGACGGTGGGGCTGGTATTGCCAATCCCGACGTTGCCGGTGCTGTCAATCGCTACGTAGTCGGTATAGGTGCCTGCAACCAGCTTGCTAAAGGTCAGGTTATGGCTTGCCCCGCTGGGCTGGCCAATGAACCATTCAGCAGTCGCGCCGCCGTTATAGAGATGGAACCCTGCGCGACCAGAAACATATGACCCGACGACGCCAGCGACTGTTAGTTTGTCTACACCGTTATCGGTAGAGGTGCCTACACCCACAAAGCCATTACTGGCGATACGCATACGTTCGTTGCCGTTAGTGCGGAAAGCAAGAACGCTTGAAGCGCCATCCGTCTGGATGGTCATAGCTCCGGTATCGGTGCAAGCAATAAGGCCGTTCTGCGTTGAAACCGCACTGTTGGTAAACTGTAGTGTCGCCGCCGTCGCTGTTGCGTTTGAGCGGATACGCATGGCGTACCCAAGGCCAACAGTTGTATCACCAGAGGCAATGTCAAGGCGATAGCCGGGGTTGCTCGTCCCGATACCGACGTTGCCGGTACTGGTGACGGTCATTTGGGTTGAGGGGCTGGCAACACTCCCACCGATGAAATCGAAGTTACCGGTGGCGCGATCATATGCAAGCCGGCGGATGCCACCCGAACCACTGCTTGGCGACCCGAAATACGCGGTCGTTACAGCGCCAGATATACCTGCGCCAAACTGATCCGTGGTATTACCGACAGCCAGAAGCTGCGGCGGCGCGCTCGTCCCGATCCCGACGTTGCCACTGGCGTCGATGCGCATCTTTTCAGTGGCGTTGGTAACGATGCTCAGCACACCCGTGCCAGCGTTGACAATTTCCATGTTGCCGTTGGCACCCGACCCACGGAACACTCGCGCGTTAAAGTCGCCGCCAGCAACGGCGTGGAAATCCATATACGCGGGGCCGTCGCCGCTGCGGTTACCGCCGAGTTCAAATTGCGCATCACCGGTTGAAACGCCGGAACCAGTTACAATTGCAGGCCCGAAGTTTACGGTGCCAGTGAACGATGGCGACGCGGACAGCACCACCGAGCCAGTGCCGGTCGAGGTCGTAACACCAGTGCCGCCATTGGCCACGGGAAGCGTGCCAGAAACCTCCGAAGTCAGCGATACTGTGCCTGCGGTGAAAGCCGAAGTGCCGTTGCCCTTGACAACGCCAGTGAGAGTCGTCGCGCCTGTTCCACCGTTTGGAACGGTAATCGTACCCAACGCCGCCTGAGCCGCACCTGTGGTAGCAGCCGTAAACAAAGCGTTGCCAATAGAGGTCGCACCAAGATTAGTGCGAGCGCCACTTTCCGTTGTAGCCCCCGTGCCACCCTGAGCGACGTTCAGCGGAATCGAAATGCCACCAGTGTCGGCATCCACGACATTCGTTCCATCGCAATAAACGATGGCACGCTGATTTCGAGAAAGGTTCACACCTAACCCGGCAGCCGTCTTAAGAGTAATTGTGTAAGGCGCTGAAGCAAGGCTGGTTTCGTTTGCAAACCAGTACTGCTGCACCGTGGCTGGAACAATAACGTCCATGTTTCCGGTGATCGTTCCAGTGAAACGATACGCAATACGATTCAGGTTTGCGCCGGAAAGAGTGTATGGAGACGGCTGTCCCGTCAGGTCGATAGACACAAAGTCAAACGCGAACGCCGCAGACTTGCCCAGCCCGACAGTGAAAAAACCAGCACTGTCACAGAAGATAACAGCACTGTCGCCGGGGTTCATAACCAGCGATGCGCCACCATTGATGAACTGACCGCCGACGGAAGGAGAAATCGTGACCGATCCATTGCCGCTATTGCGGACATTGAAAAACCAGTCAGCACCAGCCGTTGCCGCAGACGGAAGCGTGAACGTGCCAGCGCCGCCAGTCCAATTAAGAACTTGAGCGCGGTCGCCAACGCCAACCACATAGTTCGTATTCAATGACGAAGACGGCATTGACTGATTAAGCGTTGTGCCAATCGCCTTAATGCCAGCGCCCACAAGCGATCCGGCAGTCGCAGAGGAAGTTCCAGCGCCATACTGCGTCGAGCGCCAGACGCCATTCGCCGTGACGTTATTCGTCAGATAGACCTGCCACGCAAGACCCGGAGCCACAGTGACAAGCGTGTTGCCGCCATTATCGGCAATGATAAAATTCACTGCGCCGACATTGAAGAAAAGCGCCGTTTCGCCGACAGAGGCCAGATTGGCGGCTGGCAGACGGATGGTATGCGTCCCACCAGCAGGCGTCACGTCCATGATGGACGCCAGAATGTTTGCCGAACTGGCAAGCTCTGTCGGCCATTCCAGCGTCGTGTTGGCTGTCAGCGCCAGAGCGCGATAGGCCACGTCCGCCGGATAGATGGTTGTGCCACCAAAGACATTAACAAACGACATTAGGCTTCCCTACGAACGATGGTCCGGTCAACAATCTGGCGAACATCTTCGCCGTTAAGCGCAGCGACGGAGCGATTATAGAACCCTTCCCAAACTGGGATGCGGTCATCGTTCTTCAAAAACGGTGTGGCTTCAAGCAGGGTCGCATACAGCACTGCGTTCGGCGCATACTCCGTCCACCAGTTCGTCTGATTTGTGTCGTCAAGCAATGCGGGCTGCTCGTAATACAGAACCTCATACGGATAATTTTCATCCGGGCATGGAGATATGAGCCAGTGCGTATAGTTATAATCTGCGTAAAAGCGCGGCTCTCCGGTCACGCTGTCGTCAGGATTAATGCTGCGGCAAAACTCATAGGCGCGCGGGCCAAGCATGTGGTGATCGCTATTCGTCGGGCCGGTGCCAACGCTGATACTGATGGTTTCACGCCAACGGTCTGGCTTGGCATAGGCCGCAGTGCCGGTCGTCATAGTCGATTGCGCCGCGACAATCATGCCAGTGACCTTGACTTCGCGCGCAAGACGGCGCTCGGCAAGGTTTATAAGCGACGGAATTTGCTCATAAACAGTTTCGTCGGAGATGCTACCGCGTTCAAGATAACGCCTAACGTCTTCCTGCAACGATGTATATGTCATGGCCGTCGGCATTTGCGGACTATAGCACGCTAGTTTTACTTAGGCCAGCCATCAATCAATGCCTTGCGGCGCGCCTCGCACTGCCGAATGGCAGAGCCGCGTTCAATCAATGCGACCGCAACACACTGCGACGTGCCGCAGTCAACAGACGGAATCTCGCACGACCGTAACGCCTCAGCGGGCGGCGGCGGGATTGTCAACGGCGGTGGCGTCACCTTCCTGAATGGCCCGCAGGACATCAGGGTCAAGGCAAGCGACATCGCTATCAGGCTTCGCAGCATAGTAATTCCTCACGCTCTCAACGGCTCGTTTCGCCAGTCTCTCGTTTTCAGCCGTGGACATGGAGAGCGCAAGACTAGCGGCGTCCACCTGTTGCTGCAAAGCGGTCTCTCGCTTTTGCGCGGCAGCCATTGCCTCGACCTCCTTTGCCTGCCACTTCACGCGCTCATCACTGCGCCCGTTGCTGTAGGCCCATACGTAAGCCGCCGTTGCGAGCAGAATGCCGCCAACATAGGGAGCAATCCGCAAGGCCCAAGCCGGGACGAACATGATCAGACTTTCCGATGCCAGACCACGCCACCCAGCCCGCTGATAAACAGCGCGCCGATCAGCCACTGCACGTTCTGCGATGCCAGCGCAGCGGCGTCAGCGGGCATGACCACGGGAATAATCAACAGAGACACGGCCAGAGCAATCGCGACAATGCCAGCCCAAGTGGTTTTTTCAGTCAGTCGCGCGCGAATCCAATCCATCATTCTACGACCTCCAGATCATGATCTCCGCTGCGCCACATGCGTTCCCGGATGACGCGCGGCAGGATGATGCAGCCCTTGCTTGCCGTCCCCGGCGCGCGAATGCTGTCGCCGTGTATGCGAAACGCTCCCCGACCAGTGGCATCGTGCGTGTCGTTAGGTGTTGCATCGACAGCGTGCAGCGTGATCGTGAACGGGCCGACGTTGGCGCTGTCATAGCGGTTGACCAGTTTCCAGCGCCCGCGCGGGATTGGCCCGACGCCCTGCACCCCTTGCATCGCCGGGTTATTCACGCCCCTCCCTTTGCCGGAATAGCCGCGCGAGACGAAGACGCCATTGTGGTGCAGCGTTCCTGCGCTCTGATCCCACGTCCACACGCATCAATCTCCCGTGCCAAAATCCGTAATGCCAGAGGGGGTCGAACACATAGAAGATTCCTCATGTTCGATGAGGAAGTCTATATAGTGACGAGCCTTGCGCAAGTCCGCAACGCCGCCCTTATCCCTCCATCGCGTGACGTATTTTATCACGTTTCCTTCGCAAAATCCAATTTCGTTAGCGAGGATAAATGTGATCGGCTGGATTGCGCGCTCCTTATAGTGATCGCCTCCAACCTGCTCACTTAGTGCGTTCATTCTGCAATGCCTCCTCATACTGTTTCTCGCGCAGGCAGATGATAAAATCAAACTGCCGAACCACCTCTTCAACCACGCGATTGACGGCAGCGGCTCGCGCTTCCCTTGCTGCGTTCAGGGCTTCACGCGCCTTGACTGACGACATGGTACATCTCCGGTTTGACGGTAATGGTTTGAACCTGACCATACTTCTTGTGATAGGTAATCACATTCGTTGCGCGCTCTGCGTGATAACCACCTCGCGCCGCATAGGCGTCTCGCGCTGAAAGCGTGGGGTGCTGCGTCCATTTTATACCTGAGAACTCTTTGACGATCTCATGATGGTAATGCCCGCTATGGCCATAGGACTTCGTGGTAGCGCCCCACATCTTACGAAACTGCTGGGCAAACAAAGCAGGCAGGGATTCCATCTTGACCTTGTGTCCATGATGGAAAGCCAGCATCACTTCGCCGTGCTGGTAGGCGTAGAACGGAAGCGGACTGTCTTCAACGATCACGCGCGGATCGTTGTCAAACAGAGCCTTAAACATGACGCGCAACCAAGCAGAGGAGGATTCGTCGTGATTGCCTTCGGCCATCAGAACAATGACCTTTTCGTGCTTTACAAGAGCCATGCCGACAATCTGACGAAGGACGCGAACTGCGACCTCAATCATCTTTGGAAAGCGGCTATCAGCATCGAGAAGATGCCCGGATGCCGGAGTTAAAGGCTTGTACGAATCGATATGCAGAAAGTCTCCGAGCTGACCAACGATGGCAGTTTGCGCCGCAGGAGACTTGTCGATCATGTCAGAGAAGGCTGAGATCAAAAGCAATTCAGCGACACTCAGGTCCCAATCTTCTCCGCCTTCCCGGTTCCAAGCCAACATGCCGACGTGGTAATCCGTGAACACATAGAGATTGAGTAACTCTTCAACGAATGTTGCTGGCGGTGGAACAGGGCTGGCTGGTGGAATTTCTTTTGCCAGAGTTTCCGCCGCAATGCGGATCATCTGCTCTCGGAGTTGATCGTCTAGGCGGGTTTTCACCCACTGCCCACGAACCTCTCCATCTGCGTTGTAGTATGTGCTGACGCCCTTGACGATGTAAGGCCTATCCCCGTCTCTCTCAGCACCAGCGAGAACACCGCCGCGCTCAAACCCTTCTCCCACTCGTTGCCTGTGCCTACGTATCGCACTTAGGATGCCGTACTTGCCACCATATTTTCCGGTTTTCGACAAGGCATATGCGCTACCAACTTCCTGTGCCGCGAGGAAAATTTCCTCGTCCAGTGCCGGATCAACGTCATATTTATTTGTAGCCATTGACTACTCCTATCGGTAGTTAAACTGGCTTAAACCACCCCACAACGCCTGTGGCAATAGCAGCAATCAGGCCAGCGATGAACGTGCAGGTGATACCGATACCAACGCCTATGCCCATAAGGTGCGAGCGTTGCTTGTTTATTTCCGCAATCTCGTTGCGCAGTTCCTTGATGTCAGAGTCCCACTTATCTTGCATCCTGTCAAGCCGCTCTGGCAAGGGTTCAATAATTGCCGCAAGTCGCGCTATCTGCTGACCAAGCTCATAGTGCGATGGCTGATTCATCTCACGCGATCCGCTCTGAGGCAATAATCACTGACGGGATGGCTGGCGCAATCGCGCCGGCAGCGATGTAATCAAGCGTCACAGACACGTTTTCAGGCAGCCACATGATCTCGATGTACTGGCCATCTGTGACCTGCACGTACGACGTGGCGTTAAAATGAGCAGCGCCGCCATCCGCAGCCTTCGGAATCGTTGTGATGAACGCGGAGTTAACAATATCTGTGCCATTCTTGCGGAACCACACCGTGGCGTCGTGGTCGGTGCTGTCTGCGTTTCTGAACTGCATATTCATCGACAACATGTATGTGCCGCCTACCGCGTACGTGATGCGTGTTAGGTTTCCGCCTCCATCACTAGCAATGGTTACTCCGCTATTAAACAACGTGTTAGCCAGTCGCACAGAAGTTGCGGCTGAGACACTCCCGGTCTGGTCCGTTGTGCTGGTAGCCGAGATATACGCACGGCCAGTGAGCGACAGGAACGGCACAGCCGTGGCGCTGTTGCCAATTGCTGAGGCAGCAACCTTTCGGCTGAATCCCGACTGAACAATCTCTAACTGCTCAGTGCCAGCCAGCGGCGTACCGGCTGCGGTGAGATCGGTAATCTTGACGTTTGCCATAGTGAATATACCTTACACGGAACAGCGGTTTTTAGCAATCATGGGCTGTTGAAGAACATGAAGAAGTTGCTAGTGTTTACAACGGGCGGCGGCCCTCCCGGTGGCAGGCCATAAACAGGCTGCCCCGCCAGCGTGTAGTCGAGCGTTGCCGAAGACGGACTGAGCGCCTTGGCTTCGATATACGCCGCCGGCTGACCGGCACCCGTAAAATCTAGGGTGAGGACATCAGTCCGTGTTGGGAGCGGCATCTGACTGCTCCTGCATCATCGCGTTGTAACGCGCGGCCTGCGCCTGCACTTCCTCGTCCGTGGGGTCTGACTGAAACTTGAACGCCTCGGTTTGGCCGTCGATGGACATGCGAACGCGCCACTTGCCGGCGTCGTCCTGCTCGCGGTCAATGATCTCGTACATGTCAGACCTGTGTCGCTGTGAGGTTGCAGACGTAGCCGCTGAAAGTCGTACCGCCGAAAGCGTGAGCGTAGATGTCCACTGCGCCGGCCTTGGTGGGGGTGAACGTGATGCTTACCGTCTGCTAAGTGTTCGCCGCCGCCGTCATGTCGCTGCTCACGCTTGTGGAGACGCCAGTGATCTGGCCACCGGGGCAGATCAGACGCATGGTTAGGCCGGTGTTGTCACGCTGCATCCGGGCCGTGACGGTCACTGCACTGCTGGCGGCACAGACCACGGTGCCGAGTTTGAGTAGCAGCGGGCTATTTGCAGTGGCAGTGACTGACGTTGGACGCATCCGCCACGATGTTGTCGCGGGGCTGTCTACAACCGATGTCTGCTGGTTGACGGTTCCCACGCCGATTTGAAACACCCAGCTATTGTTGTCGGTGTTGTCGAGGCGATTGGCGTAAACAATCCCCGGAGGTGTCGACACCGTGGCTACTTCATTAACTTCGTTTATGGTGACATTATTGAGATTTAATTCGCCGGGAAAAAAGACAAAAACGCCCTGCGTATGGCCTGAAGTGCTGCCACCGTTGACCGAATTACTAAACGCATTGCTGCCGGCAGTTATCCCGCTTCCAACATTATTAGATAGTGTCGCTGTCCCAACGATGCTGTTAAAACAGTTTTGAAACTGTATACCAGCATTAGTTGATCCGGTGCCGTTGTTGCCGGCAATTAAAGAACCGATTGTGTTATACCGCGAGCCATCAAAACTTACACCGTTACCTGTGTTATTAGATACCAGATTAGCGTTAGTAATAACTGATCCTGTACCGGAAAAAAGTATACCAACGCCTCCGTTATTATTTGCCCACATGGCTGTCACCGAGGAATTGGTGCGGCCCGCCTGCCCAAACTCAATGCCTTGACTGGAGCAAGCCGTCAGGTAAGTAGCGCCAATAGTTATATCGGCTGTAACTGAAGTAAACTGGATGCCTACGTTGTAGCGACAGAAGTTCAGGAGGTTGAGTTCATTGAACGAGCGGTTACCAAATTGAATACCAATGCCGTTACCGTTGCTCCCGTCATACCACGTTACGCCGGTCTGCGTGGACATATCCGTGCGGTTCCACCCGCCGCTGTAGGTGATGAGGTTTCCGCTGGTGCCATTGTCGTTAACAGCAGCCACAACCGTTGCGGCACTAGCAGCAGGCGCTGTCTTCGTCGTCTCGCGCTTGTAGGTCGTAACCGTCTCTGTGGTGCCGTTGTATCCTCTGAGGCTGGTAGATTGGCTGGTAAGGTCGTTGGCGTTGGCCAGCATGATCACATCGCTGTTGATGCTCTGAATGGCGTACCACGCCTCGTTGCCCGTGCCGTCGCTCTTGGAGATCAGCGAGTTCAGCGTCACGCTGTCGGCGGATGACGCCGCTTTGCAGGCGACGATGTTGTCAAGGAAGAAAACCTGCCCGCCAAGATCGGTAACGATGTAAAGCGCCACTGAACGGATAGCTGCATTGAGGTTAGTGCCAAGATTGACCGTAACCGGCACCCACACGCCAATTGCGCCGAGCGCAGGGATGTCGCATTGGTGAACCACCGTGTCGCCAATGGTGTCGGTGCAAAGAGCCACATACGCCTGTCCAGCAGTAGTGAGTGTCCCCGAGTTTTGCCACACCCAGAACGTAACCTGTTGGTAGGCAGAAAGATTGAGCGTTGCGGGCAGTGTGTAGTAAGCTGCCTTGCCTGTCGTGAACGCTGCAACAACTTGAATTTGAGCAGAAGAGTTACCCTCTTTATAGTTTGTTGTATTCCGGGATGTTATGTTTCCTGCCACGGTAGTCCACTGGGGCTTCTGTCCCAAGCCGCCGCACAGGGCGATGTTCTGCACCAGCGGCGATGCCGTTTTGATGACGAGGTTGTTGGCTTTGGTGGTGGTGCCAGTTGCGCCGCCAACGCCGTTGCCGGTCGTGTTGGTGCCGTCGATCTGGAGGATTTGAAACGTCGTGCCGGTGGGCGTAGTGCCAACGCGCCAGACGCCGTTGGCGTTGGTATTCGTGGTGTGGCCAGTGATCGAGACGTAATCGCCAGTTACCAGTCCGTGCGCGCCGGAGGTTGTAATAACGATAGGCGTGGCGTTGGTGGATGATGAGATGTTAATCGCAGCAGGCCGCCCGCCACCCGTCCAAGTCGCATTGCCGATACTCGTTGGATCGGGCGAGGCCATGATCCTGATCTCATCGCCCGGCGCAATGCGCGCAGCCGTCGCGCCGTTAGAGATCGTCTTCCACCGCAAGGCAAAAGTCGTGCCATTGTTGGCGTCGTTGCCGCCGTCAAAGTCGAGGTAGAATGTGGCCACGATTAAGCCTCCTGCCCGACTGCTAGGGCATCCCAGCGGTCGTCTGCAAGATTATAAATGCAGCCAACATAGACAACTTTACTGGCCACAGTCGTCGTGGGCAGGGTCACACCAACTGCGCGAAACCCCTTGGAAACACCGGTTGTCCACGTCAACGCTCTAGGCGTCCCGTCATCCTCAAAACGAAACAATATCCGCTGTCCATTTGTGGGGGTTCCGGCGTCGGCGTTGAT